AAACAACATTCGTGAAGTAAGGATGCAAGGTGCTCCTTCAATGACATGGGGATATATTGATGGTACTGCTCATCACTTAGGTTTTGCAAAGAGCCAAGGTATGAGCTCAGCAAATAAATTCCCGGGATATGAACTTTGGATGAAGGATCGTTGTGATGTTTTCATTGAAGATTTATCTCGTACAGTACTTATAGAAGAAATACCACAATTTTAGTGGCATTGAGAAAGCTCCCTTTATATAAGGGAGCCTTCTTCTTTTTGAATTTAATAATTTAAACTACATATTTATATGGGCAAAATAGGCAAGATTTCCACTATCAAGAAAGACTATTCAGTTAGCGGATTAGAGACAATGCAAGGAGGATTATCAAAACATGGCCTCACAAGAATTCCCGGTACAGGAGTGTTTAAATATCCTTACAAGGAAATGGATGGAAAATACAGGACAGGATTAGATAAAGATGCTTCCTACATTAAAAGAATAAGTGATCCCGTTGAAAGGGAACTTGAGCAGGAAAGGGTCAGTAAGCTGAGAGAGAAATTAGAAGATGTCCTTGGAGGAATTGATCTTGGCCCCCAATCATCTTTTTGGAACTATGCACTCTCTACATCAACTGATGATAGTATGCATGTTAAACCAGTAAAGCTGATGGATGGAGATAACTATTTTGATACAAATTTTCCTCTTCAGGAACTTTCCTTTTCTTGGTTAAGGGTACATCCTACAATTGCCAGTTCTTATGGAGCATGGGAAAGAGGGGATGTTCCTGCTGAAACACAGTTTTATGTTGTTGATGATGATATTGAAAATGTGGTAGTATTTAAAAAGAAAGTACTTATCAACAAGGCAATCTCAAAGTTTGACAGCATGACTCCTGATAAGAAAAAGAAAGTAGCCAGACTCTTGGGACTTCCTGTTACAGACAGTACCACAGAAGAATCTGTTTACAATCAGGTGGATAATATTCTTAAACAAACTGAATTCAAATCTGGAACCTACAAAGGCTTGTCAACAGTGGAAGTGTTTAACAGGTTTGCTGATATGAAAGAAAATTTGCTCCATATAAAAGATGCTGTAAAGCAGGCACTTCAATTCTCCATATATAGACTGAAACCAAGTGGTAAGATATATGAAGGAGAATTTGAAATAGCTGCAGATGAAGATGAACTTGTAAAATACCTTGCAGATGATGATCATCAGGATGATTTATTAACACTGGAAGGTAAAATTAAAATGAAGAAACTTGCTGCCGTATGATACCTGTAGATAGCTTATTGTATAAGATAGATCAGAAACTAAATAAACTGTCAACCAATGAGCATCAAAGGATTCAACTGGAAGATAAGATATTGGCTTTGAATGAAGCCCAATTAAAACTGATTAAAGAAAAAGTTGATGGAGTTCCTACCCCTTCTGGAGCAGGAATGGATTCAACAAGAAAGAGATATGAGGATTTACAGAAGCTCGTAGAGAACTTTGAAGATCATCCTCTTCCTTTAAAAGAAACTGATAAACAACTAAATAAGTGGGTAGCTTCTTTATCAAAAGTGTCTCCTGCATACATGCTTTATGTTGATGCATATTTTCTTGCTGACAAAGGTAAATGCAAAGATCACCAGATATGGATTAACAGGGATTTGCTGAGCCATGGAGATCTTCAGTTTGTATTGAGGAATGTTCATTACAAACCTTCGTTTGAATATCAGGAGACTTGTACATATGTAGCTTCGGATGAAATAGCTATCTTTACAGATGGTACCTTTACACCTACAACTCTATATCTTTCTTATTTACGTTATCCTAAATATATAGATAAGGCAGGATATGTGAAATTAGATGGAAAGGATTCCATAGATCAGGATTGTGAATTAAAGAATTACTTGGAAGATGAACTTGTTGATTTGGCTGTACAGGACCTTGCAGGATATATTGAGAATGCAGGGGCAATGAACATAGCACAAAGCAGAATACAAAAAGATGAATAATTTAGTATTAACCTTTAAATTTTAAACAAATGACTGATTTTTCTTTGACTACTCTCTTTGTAGTACCTGTTGGGGCAACAGTTCCCAGCACAGGATCTACACAGGATTTGACCGCTGGTCAAGTGGGAATTTATCTTAATGATTACAGTGCAGCAACTGCAGGCAATATTGCAGCTGCTCCTTATTTCTACATTGCCCAAGGTAGGACAAACACCTACCTTCAAGGCAGTAAACGCTCGGACAAAATTAAAGGTTGTCATGAAAGGGGATGTAAATCCAATGTAACCGAATGGTATATGGTAGAAGGTTGCCCCACCCCAGTTAATCAGATAACTGATATTTCTGATTGGACAAATGTAAGATGTGGTGATGCTGTTACTCTCACTATCCGTGCTCACTCAAGTTATCTTGATACCCTGTATTACAATGGACTTACCCGTAGTGTAACTGTTACAGCTCCTTGCTGTGAATGTGGTGCAGATCCCTGTGATGAAGTTGATTATAATGCTCTTATTAATTCGATCATTGTATCATTGAATTCTACTGCTCTTGAATTGTCATTAGGCAATAACACTACAGGTATCAATTCTGACAATGTCTATCTTTCAAAATTCTTTACCTTTACTAATGTCGGTGGAACAATTCTGCGAGTTGAAGGCAAACCATTAACCAAATATGCTCAGCCTTGTGATGTTGCTGCTTTCCCATTTGAATATGACAGAATGTGGTTCAGGACATTTGTCTATAGTGGGCCTGCCACTACTGCTGACTTCATTGTTGATGATGCCTGCAATATTATAGCTACATCTACTACCACTCAGAATTCCAATTATGCAAAAGGAACTCCTGAGGAAATCAGACAACTGGAAAAGAATTATTACAGTTATCAGGCAGGATTCTTAAAACATCTGTATAGACTGGCAGGATACAATGCACTTGAAAGTTGGGTTACCGATAGAACAGTTTATAACACCTATTATATCAAGTTCACTGATTTTGAGAAAGATACATGGGGTGATTATATTCCTGAGGACAATATGGTGATTATTGCTGTTCAGGCAGACAGTTCTGCAGAGACAGCTCTTTTAGATATTCTTGAGCCTGTTCTTGGGGATATTGTTGATGAGAGTGGTGTCTGCATCACTACCACTTCAACCACTACAGTAGCTCCGGTTACAACCACAACCACAACCACTACTTAATAGAGTTTTTTAACTTATAATAATCGCCAAGAGGTAAAGGGGATTCCCTCAGATCCTCTTGGCGATTCTTATTTTAAATAATACAACAATGGCAAACATTATAAACATATTGACCATTCCCACCTATGATCTTAATACATTGGCTGTTGTTGACAACTCAGTGTATGATGGGACTCCTCCTTCTATATCTCTTACAATAAATGTTCCGGGATTCAGAACAGTGACAGGACTAACCTTCAATATTAATTCTGTAAATATTTATGATTCAATACTCTTGGGAATATCTACAATCCTTGAACCTCTTCCTGATGGCAACTATTGTATATCCTATATGGTTGATGGTGATACATCTCCATCTGTTGAAAAAAGGATAATGAGAGTAGACAGGCTTCAGGAAAAGTTTGACAAGGCTTTTCTCACTCTTGATATGATGGAGAATGACAGGGCTATAAAGACACAACAAAAAGTTGATCTCATGAGCATCTATTTCTTCATACAGGGAGCTATTGCTGCAGCAAATGCCTGTGCTGTTGTAGAAGCAACAAAGCTCTATATTCAGGCAGATAAAATGCTGGATACATTTAAAGGAAAGAATTGTGGAACTTCAGGAAATAATTACATTATAAATTTTAAGTAATATGAATTGCAAAGGATGTGGAAAACCCGTATCTTGCGGATGTCAATTGGTTAATGGACTATGCTCACAGTGTAGAAAAATTAAGAAAGGAGTAGTCAATGCTACAATCACAACTTACAAATTGCTCAGGGGAAAGTAACATTCCTCTTCTCTTGGATGAGATAAACTGCAAACTTTATAAGCTTGGAACTTCTCTATATGGGAATACAGTGTTCCTGTTGAACAATGATGTTTCAGCAGAGGAGATAATTGATTTGATCATCTACAGGAGAATTCTTACCTTCAGGCAGGTAAACCCTGATTACTGTTCAGATGAAGATAATAATACAAACATTCTAATATATAACTAAATGGGCTGTACAAATTGTTTTAGTGGTTGTGTAGAAACCACATCAGATAAATGTGTGAAGTATACCGGGAATGACATTGATTTCCTGAATATTCATACGGGGGATCCTCTTGAATCAATTGAACAATCTATTACTGATTATCTGGCCACTGTGTTCAGTGGAGTAGGTATATTTCCTATAATAGATCCAACTCTCATGTGTACTATGGTATCTCAGTATTTTCCTCCTAATACCGATCCTACATTGCTGGATATTCTATCTGCTATTGTAAGAGCAATATGTGATCTTGAAGCAACAATTATTGTTCAGAAAGAAAGAATTGATAGTATAGAAGAAGCTTATACTGTAGGTTGTCTTACTGCAGATCCTAATGCAGGAACACATGTAATACTTCAGGCAGCTATTACATCCCTGTGTACAGCAATAGGTGACATAACTGTCCTGCAAAATCTGTTTGCAACATGCATTACAACGAATAACATTGGGAGTTATATTCAGAACTATATAAATGCTCAGGTAGATAATAACATGTATACCAAGATGGTACCTTATGTTATCTATCCTTTCTATCCAAGTCCTACAATTATGTCAGGAGCATTTGGCAGTACAGGAGAAGGATTGGGAATATGGCAGAAAGTATTTCTCTGTAATGGAAACAATGGAACTCCTGATCTAAGAGGAAGAAGCTTGATTGGCACTACCAATATGCAAGGAGGAGCATTTAATCCTAATGTTGACCCCGGAACTGGTAATCCTGCTTATGATGTAGGTACTCTGAATGGACAGAATAATGTAGTACTTGGTCCTTCACAAATTCCCGCTCACACTCATACAGCTGATACTGTAGTAACTAATCCTTCAGGTAATATAGAGCTTACAATTGGAGTTTCTACTGTTGATTATGCACCTTCTTTCAGTGGAAGATTTCCAATTACATCAATTAATGGTGTGGGTAGTACGTTAGTTGATTTTGATCCTCTTACAGCTGTCATTCCAGTAGCTACTGAAACAGGCTTTACTGTAAGTGTGACAAATGAAAATACTGGAGGAGGTGCTCCCCATACAAATGTTCATCCTGTCATTGGTTGCCATTATATTATGTATGTACCTTAATATCAATTACTTATGATAGACTTCAGGCAGTGCAAATATTTCTTTCTTCCTTTAAATCCAAATTGTACAACAACAAGTACTACCACCACTGCTATCTCTACCACTACCACAACCTCCACTACATCCACAACAACAAGTACCACAACCACTATTTGTCAATGCTATGAGGGATATACTCCAACACCAAATGGAGATTGTGTAAGAACAATAACCACAGAAGCTATTGCTCCAACTAATTTACAAATAGCTGTAGCTAAAACCTATTCCCAATATAGTATCAATGGTAGTATTCTGTTTAATCCGGGATATAACTTAAATGGAACTACATCAACAGGTTATCAAATATTATCCACTGCTCTGTGGAAGAACATTCCAAATAATACTACAAATGGTCCTTTAAACAGATGTGGACTGTGGACACCTACTCCTCTTGACAATCAGGATGTAGGATTCACTCAATGTCTTAATGTCATTACTGAAAAGACATATTACATTGCTGTAGGCTGTGACAATTATGCAATCATTCGTATAGATGGAGCTACAATAGTTTCTCAGAATGTTGCTGCTCTCACTTCTCAATTTGGTGCAGGGGCACTAGTGACATTCAAATATTGGTTCATATATCCAGTACTCTTAACTGCAGGATCCCATGTGATTGAAATGATTGGCCACAATATTAACAGTATTGCAGCATTGGGTGCTGAAATTTATGATGCTACCTCAGATGAGATTGTTGATGCAACTGACTATCCTACTTTTTATACTGCTCATATTCTGTTTAGTACAAAGGATATGGTAGGACAGGATATTCAAATTGGTACAGGTGGATATGGATATACATGTCCAAGTGGATATTCCTTAATCATGTGTGATGGAGATCCTTATTGTATAAATACAAATTATATAGACTGTGGTGAGGTTCCTCCCACAACCACAACAACGACAACAATTCTAATATTATAAAGAAATGAACGTATATATTAAGCTTTTAGTAGCAGGAACAGATACAGGTCCATTTAACCTGCTTTCAGATGTAGATAGTTTTGTAACACCATTTGAATCAGGAATAACAAGAGATTCCCTTGTTACAGGATATACAGCTACCGATGTACCAGATGGAACCACACAAGTTAAAGTACAATCTACAGGTAATTGCACTAATTCTATTATTATTGACATTGCTGTAGCAACCACTACCACTACATCTACAACTACAAGTTCTTCTACCACTACAACAACTACTACTATCATAGTTCCTCCTTCCACCACTACCACTACCACAACTATTCTTGAATATTATAAAATCTCAGAATGTTATACAGAGAATGATAAGATATGTGAAAAAGGATCTACAGGATATGGGATTGGTGATATGATTAGATTTATTTATATTCCTGATGATGGTCGTGTTTATTGTGGAACAGTTAGTGATAATCATTGGCCCACTGGTCCAGCTGATGTTTCTATACAAGGTGCTCCTCCTGTAGATTGTGCAGATTTAGCAACACCTATAGAAGAAAGATGTTATGGAACAGAATAGTTTAACTAATTTAGTTAGAAAAAATTAACGATTTTAACTAAATTAATTTTGACTTGTGTGAATAAACTTCGTACCTTTATACCTCTTTTAAATATTATGTCTGATGGCAATTCTTAGAAAATTAGTATCGGATGTCCGTAGTTTACACAAACTACTTTCTACAGACTCTATAGCAACAGACCGAATGATTGCTTCTGAGCTGAAAGTCAATGCTTTACTATTAATAAAACGTGAAACAAATCTCAGGCGACTATGGAGTACCGACACTCTTTTTACAACTATACCTTGTCTTGAAATGATAGAGGTGCCTATTTCAGAATGCTGTGATTATGCAGATCCCTGCAATATATCAAGAAGCAAGCTGCAGCTCCCAAGGATATGTGAAGGAAACTATCAATACATCATACAGGGGGTTTATTCAATAAATGCCATGCGGGGCAAAGCTACAAAGATTAAGGAGGTTACAATCAATAGATATATCAATCTCTTAAAACTTCCTATTGTAAAGAAGGAAACATACTATTGGATATCAAATGATTATCTGTATGTAACAAATCCTATGGTACAGAAGGTAAGACTAGCTGCATTATTTGAAGAAGATGTTCCCAATGAATTAATGTATCCAGATTGTGAATGTGGAGAAGTTCCTCCTTTGGATGAACTATGTAAAAATCCATTGGATAAGGAATGCTTCATTCCCGGATATTTAGAGAAACAGGTTCTTCAGCTAACCTCACAAACATTGTTAAGTACATATTTTGGGGTAAGAGCAGACCCAGAACCTTTAAATGGTGTAGATGAACAAGGAGTTAATATGGCTCCACAAAGACAATCAAGAGGATAAACTATGAGGACTCACACTGACTGGCGAAGTGCAAGTAGAGATAATTACATTGATTTTTGTAAACGGCATCCAAATGTACAACTCACATTTGATCAATGGAAAAGCATCATATATGAGTTCAATGAATCATTCAGGGATTACATTCTTGAGACAGGGGATCGAATAAAGTTTCCATTTGGATTTGGAGAGTTTTCAATTAACAAAAAGAAGAGAAAGAGGGCTTTAATATTCGATGGCCAAGAAAAGGTTGGTCTTCCAATTGATTGGAAGAAAACAAGAGAAAAGGGGAAAACTATCTACAA